TGGTTTTGCTCCCATTCCAGCAGCAGAACTTGGTTTAAAATGATGCTCCCAACCACTTCCAGGATTTTTAAGACTTGTTAAATATGTAGTCAAATCTTGTTCGACTCCACCATTTAAAATAACAACTTTACCATCAGCATTTCTTTGTAGATTGCTTTGCAATAATGATAGAGTTTGTTCTGCATTAATAGCCCCTAAATTACTAATAGCAGCTAAAGCTGTTTGTTTCGTAGAAGCCATTTCATTAGAAGTCTTCATATCTTCTAATTGTTGTGACAAAGTTGAAATCTGTTGTTCTCTTTCTTGTGCAGTTTTGTTAGCCTCTTCCCAAAGAGTTTTCCATTGTCCTTGATCTTCTAACTCCTGTTTACGTTGTTGATCTTTTTGCTTATAAACATCATCAAGTTTGGTTTTTATACCTTTAAATTTTTCTTGCTCATCTGCGATCTGTTTTTGTAAAGCAGATAATTTTGCTTCATACTCTGCTTTTACAGAATCAAGATTTGGTGCTTGTGGTTGTGAAGGAGTGTCAGTCACAGACTGTTCAGCGTTGGTCACAGACTCAGGCTGAATTACTTTTTCTTCTATTGTCATTGATTACTCAGATAATGCACTTGTGGACTTTTTCTTTGAAGCCTTCTTTTTTGGCTCCTCAGTAACTTCAGTTGTTATTTCTGGTTCTGGTTGAAACTCAACCATTTCCCACTTATATGACCCATCAGACTGAAGGACCCTATCTAAAGATTTTGCCATTAGATTTTTATGTACTTATCTACTATTCTAACAGATTATTCGGATTTGACCTCATTCGCTGAAGGTAATACCTCTCCTTGAACTAAAATATCTCTAAACTCCTCTCTATCAATTACTTGTTGATCAAACAGTGAGGTCAAAGCTGTAATATCTTGTCCAATTAATCTTTCAATATCAAAATCTCTACTTATTTTTACCTTTGGTGGTTCGATTCCTACATATTCAGCAGATAAATTAAATGCTTTTTGGAGTTTTTGCTCAAGTTCCATAGATACCATCGCCAACATAGAATTTGTGTCCACACGATCTAATCTACGAGCATCTGCTGATTCTGCTACAAACTTCTGTTGTGATAATGTACTAATTCCGAGAGTAGCCATCTGCATCTGCAACTCCTTGATTTCTGCTGATTGAGCATCAAAAGCACTAGAAGCTGGTTCTACATAATAAACTTTGTTTCCTGGCTGAGTTGCCATTGCATAATTTACAGAGATAGCTAAATCTTTTGTCTGATCGTCATACCCTTCCATTACAAGCATTGGTTGAGATGCAACGTGCAAACTATGAATTAAATCAGCCTGTCTCTGAAAATGTGCAAGATTTAAATATGCGATATCAAGTAAAGGTGGTTTACTAACTAAATTTTCTGTTTTACCAGAATAAATAGTAACTAAAGGTATTTCTCCAAGAGAAAACTCACCAGATTCAACTTCTTTATATTCTTCCCCTGTAGTCTGAGCATCAAATTCTCCAGCATATGAATTATCCGCAAGATCATACATCTCATCAATCTGATCTGTTTTACGAAATACCCTATATTTTCCTGGCTCTATCACTCTTACCTGTTCAAATACTTTTTCTCCAAAATCTCCATCAGGTAATACAGCTTTTTCAGCTAACCTTACTTGAACAAGATTTCCGTAATTAGACTCTCTATCTAATCTCCAACCATATAAATTATTAGGATCTATTTCAATCCAATAAGGTCTGCGATCTTGTGCTCTTTCTTCGGCAAGACTAACAGCACCAGAAGGTGCAGGATAATCTACAAGAATATGACTTTGGCCATAAGTAAGAGAACACATCAGTATTCTTCTTGCATATTCATCTAAGTCTGATTTGCAACCATCAACATCCATTTTGAACATTTCTGTCCAATATGGATCACCAGTAAGTGTTATTGGTTTCCTTAATACAAGACCTGTAGCTGCTCTAACTAATCTTTGTGTAAAAGGAGAAAATACAGCACGATTTACTCTTGCCATATATGCTGTGTAGTCTTCTCTTGGTTCTAGCGGTAAAAATGCTTCACTGTTTTCTCTAAGATATTCTGTTCCTTCTGTAACAGCTTTCATTATTTCCCAACCTTTCATCATGTCCAACACTGCCCTGGTACGAGTAAAAGGACTGTCCACTCCACCAACTGATGTAGACGTTATGATTTTAGTTCTAATTTGACCTGGAATTGCGTAAGTCATAAGTTACCACTTGGTTTTGTTGGCCCAAAAAGCTGCTGACATTTTGCCTTTAGCTATATTTTTGGCATGGCGGGCTTTGAAAGACCTACGCCTTGCTTTATCTTTTTCGGTTTGGGGATTTTTCCCTGCACCAGATACGCCCTGTTGACCATAACGTATTAACTTTATTTTATCGCCTTCTTTCGCTAAAACCACATGAGATTTAGTGGGGTGGCTAGGAGTTCTCTTAGGTTTGTTGTAACCTGCAAGACCAAATCTTTTTAATCTGGGATCTCTTTCGCTCACTTTCCTACCTTTTTCATAGTCAAATTATGAGCTTCAGTAAAAGTTTTACCCTTTAACATTAAATTCTTCATCTCTTCCATGTGCTTTCTAGTATGAGTACCCTTCTTTTTATGCCTAGCTAAAGCATCTTTCTGTCTTTGAGTTAGGGTTTTCATTTTTTCTTCCTCTTTTTCTTGGAACGTAACTTTTTTAAGTCGGCAGCAGTAATCTTATCCCGTGGAGGAGCAACAGCAGCAAGTCTGCGTTGCTTTGCTGAATAAGATGATTTAGGCATTATGCAGCGTTGGTTATAGCACCATTAGTTTGGAAACTTACACTTACAGTTTCAAGTTCACCTGTTGTTGCAGCTAAAGTTGTTCCTGTAACAATCCCGGAAAAACTTACTTTTTTACTACCAGAAGTGTCTAAAAATAATTCAAACTGTGCATCACCAGCATCTTCTGTAGTTAACACATCAGCTAATAAGTTTGCAGTTTCATTACCACTTGCTGCTGTATATAAGAAATCAATAGAGCCAGTACCAGAAATTAATCCACCAACAAACGCTCTTGATGTACCACCATGAGCAGTTACATCTAATGTTTCTTTTGTTGTATCTAATGTCCAACCAGTGGTTGAAACTACTGCCTCAGTAGTGCCAGAAGAGTTCTTAAATTTAACAGAACCTTCCTCTCCACGAAAAAATGCCATGATTCTAAGAAAAAAGAGTATTTATAAATAGTTTAACTTGTAGTTGACTTTTTTACAGTACCTTTTGATATTTTTTGCTGATATTGTTCACATCTGGGGTCCCATAAGGCAGGATTACGTTTGCCTTTTACTTTTTCAATGATGTCGAGCATCTCTTCAGTAACTTCAATCATTTTTTCTTGGATTTCTTTCTTAGTATATCAGCATCAGCTTTTCTTGCCCCTCCTTTTCCGCTAACAAAACTGTTTACTCTGCCCATCGCCCATGCAGCCATTGGCACGTTTCGGGATCCAGAAGATAAATATGCTCCCTGTCCTCTGCGATACACTTGGGCAAGTTGTCCGTAAGTAAAACGGCTTTTATCTGCTTTTTTTCGTAGTGTTTCTTTTGTTTTTTCGCTTAGTGGTTTTCTTTTTGGTTTCATCTTGAGAAGAACGTAGTTTGTTTACAGCTTTTATATCAATATATTCACCTCTTTTGTACTTTTCGGCTGTTTCTTTAATCTCTTTTGCTTTTGCACTACGATTCCGAGCACCAGTAAGGTATTTACTAGGTACTCCTGTCTTTTTGTCTCGTCTTACCCGTCTAAACTGTCTCACTTTTTCTTGGTCTTTTTCTTTTTCTTCTTCTTTTTCATTGTGGAGTGATACATAGTAAAAAAGTAAACTCTTAATATATTCTAAACGAAGTTTGGCCTAATGTCTCTGGTTTTGCAAGGTTGAATTGTTGCAAACATAAATACCCGAAAGCATCAAAGGCATGGTCAACACCCAAGTTTTTATTTGGTAGTCCTGTATTTGGGGCATAAGTCAGAGTTCTAAGTGCTTTTATTAATTCTTTACAACGGGGGTGGATAAATGTTCTTCGGTTTCCGTTCGCATCATACAAAGCTGTGTTGACTGAGGTAATTTTATCCCTGATCTTCCAGGGAGATTTCGGGCTCATAACTGTAAATCCACTCCTCCTCAGAATATTGTGGTCCGTAACTCCGACTCCACTCGTTTTTCTGGCACTACCAGTAGGGTCGGGGCACGCAATAATTCGTCTATCTACCCCATAACGTCTAATAACTTCCTCCGCAAAGTCCCAGGTTGTTGCACCACCCGTCAACATGATCTCATCAAATACATAAAGACAGTCATTATGCTTTACCGCACAAATTCCTGCCATAGGGTCAACGTTAAAATCTAATCCCAAAATTAAAGGTAACATCTGTAAATCCTGGACTTCGTTACTGATATTGTCATCACTGAAACTTACAGCCACCAATCCCGTAAGATTCTCAAAACTTGCCTCGAACTCCTGCTTGAATGTTCTGCTATCTAATTGGGCCTTCGCAGCCTCCACTTCCTCTGCTGGAACATTGCCCCCGTCTATAGTGGTAAAACTCCACCTTTTCCAATCTCCACTTACATCTTCTGGAACGTAGCACCATAAATCGTAAAACCAACTGGCCGTGCCATCGGGTGTTGAAATAAAAAGTGCCCAACCCTGTTTATCTGCTAGTGCTGGTCGAATAACCTGGAACCAAACGTCAGAATCCATAAATGCTGCCTCATCGAGTACAACACCAGCTAAACTTCGACCTCTTAACGTGGTTGCGTTCTCTGTTCCCTTCAACTCGATAAGTGAGCCATTTATTAATTCTATTTTTAAATCCGTTTCGTTTTTTGATTGTATCCATTCTCTTGGTACAAGTTTTTTCAGTTCTTTCCAGGCAATGTCTTTTGCCATTCGGTATGTAGGGGCACAGTAGAAATATGTCTCGCCTGGTCGTTTGATCGCAGCATTTACAAGTTCAATACAAGATAAGTAAGATTTTCCGAATCTTCTGCCAGCTACCAGTACCCTAAATCTATTTTTTGCGTTGAACACCTCCCCCTGGGCCCATCTTAA